AAATATTTTGGAGTAGAAACCCAAGATGAGATCAGAGAGAAAACAGAAAGAGGCCGGCCGATTTGGACGCCGCAGTTTGAAAAGATAAACGAAATATTAAGATTGAAAAAAACATTTGTTATGAAAGCATTAGGAGAAAATTAAATGAAAACTTGTAAGGATTGTCAATATTTTATTGAAACGAACTATGTGTTTATGTGTCGTTGTTATCCTAAAATAAATCTTACCGTTCCTTATAGTTTGGCTTGCAAAGAATTTAAAGAAAAAGAGAAAAGGAGGCTAAATTAAATGACAATATCAATTGAGTTGTTCCGGCCTAATTCTGACGAGAGAGAAGCAGAAGCAGTAAAAGAGGTTATAGAAAGTAAATGGTGGGGGCTTGGCCCCAAAACTAAAGAATTTGAGGAAAATTTTGCTGCTTATATAGGAGTTAAACACGCAATAGCAGTTAATTCTTGTACCGCAGCTTTGCAATTAGCTGTTAATGCTTTGCCGAAATTACCTGTAATAGTGCCAGCAATTTCTTTTATTGCGACTGCATTTGCGCCTATATATGAGCGACGTTTGGTTTATTTTGCTGATGTTGAAGAAGATTATTTAACCATTGATACTCAATCGGTTGAACGTATAAAAGAAGAAAAGCAAATTAAGCAAGCCATTATTATCCCGGTACAGCTTTATGGTAATTTGGCTATGGGTGATATAAAAGATGATTTTATTATTGAAGATTGCGCTCATGCTTGTGGAACTTATATTGATGCTCACCCTAATAAATATTATGCCGGATCGTTTGGCATAATTAGTTGTTTTTCATTTCATGCTGTTAAAAACCTTGCTTGTGGCGATGGCGGAATGGTTTGCACTAATGATGATGAAATTGCAAAAAAGATAAGAAAACAGCGATGGTTTGGAATTTCTAAAAGTACATTTGAACGAAATGATACGGCAGAAGATAAAACGGTTTATGGTTGGGAATATGAGGTTGATGATATTGGTTATAAGATGCACGCAAATGATATTTCATCTTCAATAGGATTGGTGCAACTAGATAAACTTGAAGCTGGAAACGAACGACGCCGAGAAATAACAGATATTTATAATCGAGAATTGGCAAATGAAGATTGGATAAGAACCCCTAAGAAACAAGAAGGCGTTATATCAGCAAGTCATATTTATGCAATCCGTACTGAACACCGAGATAAATTAAATTTATTTTTAAAAGAAAAGGGGGTCGCAACTGGTGTGCATTATCGGCCAATGTATCAATTTGAATATCATGATAAATATCCTTTCTTAAATCAACCTAATCCTGATTGTCCGGTAGCTGATCGAGAATGGAAGAAATTATTATCTTTGCCGTGTTATCCATCATTAACTGAAATTGAGCAGATGTATATCATTGATCGAATAAAAGAATTTGGGAGGAAATTATAATGATTGAACTAAGAGAATTTAACAAACTGTTTCCAAGATATGTAAAAGGCATGTATGAAACGAGGAACGATTGCCGACAATTCCTTAAGAATGATAAGGAAATAAGGGAACCAGATGTGGTTAATTTTTTCTTAACCAAGATTAAGCCCGGCAATGAAAAAATATATATGATTTTCTATGAGGATGAGATTCTTGGATATGTTAATGCTATTCCACTTGATGAAAATAAATGTGAAGTAGGAATAAAAATTAAAACTACTCATCGGGGTAATGGTTTTGGGAAACAAGCATTGGCTTTGTTGATTGGCAAATTAGAAGGGAAAGAGTTGATTGCTGAAATTAAAACAACAAATGAAGCTAGTAAAAAATTGTTTGCTTCTCAGGGATTTAAACCATTAAAGATTAATGAGGAGGAAGGGATAGAAACATGGCAATTAAGCAAAAAATAATGTTTGCTGGAGCTTCCGGTTATGGCAATTTAGGTGACGATTTTTATAAGTATATCTTTGATAAATATTTAAGTGATGAGTTTGAGCTTATTTTCGACAGCCCATATCCGGATATTCGGTATATGGATCAAGTGGATTATTTAGTTATCGGTGGTGGAGGTTTAATTTATGATAATGATACTGACCATTTTTATTATATGCAGAAGTATTTGGATATGGCTATCGAAAAAGGGATACCATTCTTTTTTATCTCATGCGGTATACAAATTAGGACGCCAACGTTTAGAGAGGATTTGGCGAACCAAGATTATAAAAAATTAGCTGCTTCGCTTGTTAATTGGAAACCTTATCTTGAAAAGGCAGAACTAATAACAATTCGATCGGCGGTTGATGGTAAAGTCTTGGAAGAGTTATCAGACAATATAAACCCGATTGTTTTACCTGATTTAGGATATTTAATTGAGCCATCAAATTATCAGATTGCTGATAATATCGAAACGGTAATCATTCCTAATAAACAATTATACGGATTTGAAGAGTATTTAGCAGAGATTCAACAATATATCAATGAGAAAACTTATTTATTAGCCCTGTCTAGTGAAGATAATTATATCATTATGCAGCTTTGTACCAGATTGCAAATTCATAGCATGTTAAATGATCGTCGAATTGTAACCCCATTTGAGGCTGCACGAATGATTAAGGATTGTAAGCAAATTATAACAAGTCGATATCATGGTTTGGTTTTTGCTAGGGCAATGGGGAAGGGGGAAGATGAAATAACTAAGTTAATGAATAATTACAAAGGGTTGTCGGAAACTAAACCTCTTTGCTCATTAGTAGCAGATGACAATATAAATTATTTAAAAAATAAAATTAAGGAGATTAAAAATGGGAAATAAATGTTTTGGTTGCGAGAATATTAAAGATAATAGTTTTCCTTTTGAATTTATGCGAGATATAGAATCAACGGAATATTATCTTGATACAGAAGGTTGCGGAGATGGTTTAAACGAAGATGCTTCAATGTTAAGAATATTTTATTGTCCTGTTTGTGGAAAAAATTTAAAGGAGCTTAATAATGAGAAATCTTGACGAACTAAAAAAACTTAATATTGGGTGTGGTGCTGATTGTCCGGCTGATTTTCTTAATCTTGATATTAGAGAAGGCACGGGGGTTGATATTATAGCGGATTGTCGCAAGCTACCGTTTTCTGATGGAAGGTTTGACCATATAGAGTCGCACGATTGCCTTGAGCATATTTCACACCGTGAAACTTATGCGACTTTAATTGAATGGTTACGAGTTTTAAAAAAGGGTGGGACGATCCGAATAATCGTTCCGAATTTATTAGTAGCTTTTGATAGTATCCGTAAACGTGATTATGCAACTGGTTTAAATATTCTTTATGGCGCACAAGATTATCCTGAAAATAAACATCTTATGGGTTTTACTCCTGAGAATATTAGAAACATTTTGACTGAATTAAAGGTTAATGTGCAAGTAGTTAAGCCTCAAAGTTTACACATTATTGTAGAAGGAGTTAAAAAATGAGTATTGATATAGGAATAGCGGTAATCAATAGGTTAGAGTTTTTAAAAAAGATTATTAAAAGCCTTGAGGAAACTTTATCAGAGAAACGAAACACGATCATTCTTGATAATGGATCAAAGGTGGATGATATAAAAGGCTATGCTGAGTCAATAGGTGCTAATTTTATCAGGAATGAATCAAACGAGGGGATTTATAAAGGATACAATCAAATTTATAAATCTAGTAAAGCTGATTTTGTTGCGTTTCTTCATAACGATATTTGTATTTTTGAGAAAGATTGGGATAAGCGGGTTTTAGCAACAATCAATGATATTGAGAAAAAATTCAAAAGGAAAGTGGGGATTATTGGGTTTGCAGGTAGCCGGGGAGCTGGGCGAGAGGGCGCACGTGTTGGCTTTATGAGTAATTTAAAAGAATGGGAAGGTTCACATTCGGCCGAAGTGCATGGACGACGAATAACTGATTATAAACCGGCCACGTTTCTTGATGGCTCTGTATTAATTTGTCGGCGTGAATTGTTAGATAAAATTGGTGGATTTGATGAGGGTTATAAATGCCATCATATTTACGATTATGATATTTCCCTATCCTCATTACGGGCAAGATATGTTAATGCTGTAGTTGGTATTGAATTTGCTCATCGAGGCGGCATTACTGCGATAAGTGATTGGGCTATTTTATCTTTTAGTGAATGGTGCGAGAAAGACGAAACATTAAAAAAGTATTTTGCAGACAATATGCAATATAATCCCAAACTTACCCAAGAACAGGCAATTATAGATTTTAATACACAAAGATTTTTTAAGAAGTGGGCGGGATTTATACCTTGTTTTATGAATGATAATTTTCACCTAATAAAAGGGAGGAGTCATTAAAATGAAGAGTCAAAGCAGATTGGTTGCGGCATTGTTAGCGATTTTTTTGGGGGGAGTTGGTATTCATAAATTTTACATGGGTTCGATTATTTGGGGGATAATTTATCTTTTTTTTTGTTGGACTTTTATCCCGGCTATAATTGGATTCATAGAGGGGATTTATTATTTAAGCATTAGCGATATTACGTTTATGGAACATTATTTATAAAAAGAGAGGAGAATTAATAATGAGCGAAAAAATAATAAAGTCCGAAGATATGCTCAAGCAAGTAGTAATGCCAGAAGTAAAAAAAGCTAAAGAGAAACGAGGACGGCCTAAGAAAAAGAAAAAAGTAAAAGATAATATTATTCCTAAAAATCAAGGTATAGCTGGTGATGAGGACTATGCGCTTGGCAAAAAATTATTTACTCCTCAAGCAAACATAGAGGAGCTTGGAGAAAACCCTATCTTAACCAGATTAACCGAAGACAAAAATAAGCCAATAAAAAAGAAAATAAAACTGCTTTGGTATGGTGATAGCCCGACTGCTAATACGGGATTTGGCGTAGTATCTAGGAATATTTTAAAACATCTTCAAGCTACTGGCGAATTTGAAATCACAGTATTAGGCGTACAGTATTTTGAGGAGCCATTAATTGATTTATTTGTTGGTTATGAAATGCCTTATAAATTAATTGCAGCCGGGAATAACCGAGAAAACGACATGTTTGGCCGCAAAAAACTTATTAATTTAATTATAAACGAGCATTTTGATTTAGTTATAACCTTCTCAGACCTTCAAAATCTTATTACACAAAAGCACGGTTGCACAAATTCAATCAGAAATGCGATCGATAAGGCTAAACTTAAATTCCAAAAGGATGTTAAATGGATGATTTATACTCCGATTGATGGTCAATTGTTTCCTTGGGAGCTTGACCCGGTAAGGGAAGCAGATTTTACTTTCTTTTATACCCAATATGGCTATTTCCAATCGCTCAAAATATTAACTGATGAAATATTAAACCAATGCCCGAATAAGAAAATACAAAAATTATTGCTTAGAGAAATGACTGAGCGGATTGGGTTTGCTTATCATGGTATTGATACAAATAATTTTTATCCGATTGATCGTAAAGAGTTGCTTGAATTTCGCAATGAATATTTTGGGATAGACCCGGATACTTTTTTAATCATTAACGTTAATCGTAATCAGCCTCGTAAAATGTTAGCGCATACAATAGAGGCTTACGCTAAGTTTAAAAAGGAGTGTCCAGACTCAATGCTTTATTTGCATTGCCGAGATGTGGATATTGGCGGTGATTTACACAAGATGGTTAAAGCATATGGCAACCCTTTAGGCATTAAGATTGCAGATAATATAAATATTATAAAAGGTTGTCCGGTTGAAACACTTAATAAAATATATAATTGTGCTGACCTTTTTGTAACAACCACAATGGGTGAGGGGTGGGGATTAACGATCACGGAAGCAATGGCAACCAAAACATTAACGACTATTCCGCCTCATTCAAGCCTTAAAGAGATAGGCGCAGAAAACCGCTCTATTTTTGTTAACTGCAATAATACTCTATGTTTGCATGAGGATTTTTACCGGATAAGACCATTGGTTGATACCAATGATTTAGCATCAAAAATGAAAATGATTTATGACAAAGTAGATCAGAAAGCATTTATTGAAATCAGAGAAAAAGCCTATAAATGGGTTACTCAAATAACATGGGAGGCAATATCAAAAGAATGGTTCGCAAGAATAATGCAATTATTAGGTAGGTAAATTCATGGCAAAAAGAAGCAAGCAGAATATTGAGCTGGAACTTGGATGGAAATTATTAAACAATGATAAGCGAGTTTTTATTGACGAGATTTTGGATTTATTAACCCTAGAAGAACGTAAGATTTTTTGTTGTGTATATGGGCTAAAGAATTATAGACATTTCAAACGGCCATCAATGAGAAATGCAGCTAAAGTTTTAGATAAAGACGAAAGATTTATCTCAAAAGTAATTAAGAATTGTATAGCCAAAATTAAACATGAAAAGATTAAAAACTATATAGGTCGGGAGATATGGCCAATATTAAGAGATATCAATATTAATGCTTTTGAACTATTTGAAATATTGGTGGATCATGCGAAGAAAAGATGACCAAAAAATTGAATTATGTATGAATTGTAAGAAACGCCCGAAAACGAATTATTCTGTATTTTGTAAGCGTTGTTATAAAGCTACAGTTAGGCATAATAAAGCTATTATAAAATATAAGCGGGAGGGGAGTTACGATTAACTAATTCCAACAGGTAACCCCATTTACTCCAACGATAACCCCCTAAAATTCCAACGATAACGACCCTTTGCTCCTACGACTAATGCAGTATTACCCCCTAAACCGCCGTATTGTAGAGGCGTATATCTCTTTTTAATCTTAAAAGGATGCAATATTTATGGCAAAAAGCGCAGCTACAATTTTTAGGTATATCAAAAATAAAAAAATATCTCTAAAAGATTTGTCTGTAAGTGACAAGAGGAATATAGCCTTTTTCTTGTTTGAGCAAGGAAAACATCATGCCCCCGAAATTGCTGATTATTTAGGTTATTCGGTATCAAGGATTAATCAATTAAAAGCTGAATATAAAAAGAAATTAACTCATCTTGTTGATGAGCTTGATGTTAAAAAATTAGCTGCCGATACAATCATGGTGGCTAGTAGATCAAAGATTGAATTAAATAAACAAGGGCGTTGGGACAAGGCTTGGCAAGTACAAAAAGAATTAGTTGCTTCATTGCAGGAACTTGGATATATCCATAAAGCTCCGATTGAACACAAAGTTACACTCCAACAAGAAGCTATCGAATTTTACAGGTTGTTAGGAATTAACAAAGAGGTAAATTTTGCCAACAGTAATTGAGAATGAACCCAAGATTGATAATCAAATAAATGTGGCTTATCAATTCCAAAAAGAATTAGTCGCATGGAATGAGCCAAAACAGTTATGGAATAAGTCGAGGCAGATTGGTTTTTCGCTTGGGCTTGCTATGCGGGCTTTTGGTAAGGGGCTAGAGAATGACGCTTTTGAGGCTATGTATTTGTCAGTCGGAGAACGTCAGGCTAGTGAGTGGCTTGATAAAATTAGAGTATTTTTGTTACTTAAACATGTTGAGCCAGTAACAGATAAACACACCGAGATTAGATTATCTAATGGCTCACGTTTTATTGCACTACCACAAAACCCGGCTACTGTTAGAAGTTATTCACCTGATGAAATTTATATGGATGAATTTGCTCATTATAAACAAGACCGGGAAATGTTGATTGCATTAACACCTTCGTTATCAAGAAAAGATAAGCAACGAACGCTTATCATAGGTTCGACTCCATTTGGCAAGCTAGGCGAGTTTTATAGGCTTTGGGATAGCGATAATACATATGCTAAAAAGCAAATTGATATTTATGAAGCGATTAAGCAAGGCGTACCCTTAGATGCTGAGGCTTGTCGAGCGTTAAGCCCTGATGAGCAAGCCTTTCAACAAGAGTATTTGTGTCAATTTGTAGATGATGCAACCTCATTCTTTCCTTATGAGGTTATTAAAGCATGTTGGAATGAATCATTAACTAATATGACGTTTGAGTCTATGGCTGCGCTTAAATCCCCTCTATTTGCTGGGTATGACCCCGGTAAATTACAGGATAGTGGAGTATTCACTATTGTTGAAATGACTCACAATAAGGCAATTTTAAGACACAAAAAGAAATGGGATGGTGTGCCTTATACCAAGCAACTTGAATATATCTATGAAGCCATGCAGAAAGCCAAGATAACTAAACTCAATACAGATCGTACCGGAGTAGGCGAGAAGCTCTACGAGGATTTGTGTAATAAATTCAGCTCACGGGTTAACGGGATAACTTTTACTAATGCAGTTAAAGAGAAGATGATTATTGATCTTAAGGTGCTGTTTCAAGATAACAAGATCGAGATACCCTACGATATGAGCCTTACTAATCAACTACATTCATTGCAGCGTTCTATTTTGCCTTCAAAGAAAGTGAGATATGCACACCCATCGGGTAAACATGATGATGAAGTTTGGGCTTTAGCCTTGGCAACAATGAGCGGAGGCTCACCAAAGGTAATAACAGTTAGAAGACTAGGGGGGGATTTATGAGCTGGATAGATACGCTTAAAAGTAAATTTGCTAAGACGACCAAGGATTTAAAAAGTTTCATTATGCCGATTTCATTGTCGCAATTATATCCACAGAGTAATTTCACTGATTATAATAGCTATTTATCCGCAGCGCAGACTATTTCATGGGTTTATAAGTGTGTGTCAATTGTTGGCGAGAACGTAGCGACGACTGATGGCTATGTTTATGACACAAAAGATAACGAAATCCATGATCCTGTTTTGGATAAATTATTTGATAAGCCTAACGAGTGGATGAGCTGGTATGAGTTTAAAGAGGCATTGCTTTGGTATCTATGGCTTACCGGTAATTGCTACATTTTAAAAGATGAAATTAATATGAAGAAACAGCCGACCAAGATGTATTTATTGCGCCCAGATTATATGCAGGTGATACCATCCAAGACTAAGTTTATAGCAGGTTATCAATATGTGGTGAACGGTGAAAAGATACCGTTTGCTATTGATGATATTATTCATTTAAAATTACCCAATCCTCGTAATGAGTTTTACGGCATGGGCAAGATCGAGGCTTGTAAGGTTGTTTATGATACTGAGATAGCAGCATCTACTTATAACTGGAATTTCTTCAATCATGGAGCTACTCCCGCAGCAATTCTCGAAAATGAAGGCACGTTAGATGACGATAGTTATAGGCGATTATCTAAACAATTTGAAGCTCGGCATGTTGGATTTAAGAAGATGCAACGGCCAATGTTGCTCGAACAAGGCACAAAATATACTCAATTAGGCTTGAGCCAGCAAGATATGGCCTTTTTTGAGCAAAGGAAATTTACTCGTGAAGAGATACTTTCAATATTCGGTGTGCCACCGGCAAAGGCTGGGATATTAGAGTATGCGAGTTTTGCTAATACAAAAGAGCAAGAGAATACTTTCCGCAAAGATACGTTAAAGCCTTTCTTAGTACGCTTACAAAACATGCTTACGATGAAATTAGTGCAGTTGTTTAATGAGAATTGGCATTATGAATTTGAGGAAGTGGTTGAGCGTGATGAAACTATGTACATGGACTTGGCAACAAAGGGTATACAAACAGGCATAATAACCTTAAATGAAGCACGTGAGCAATACCTTGAATTACCTCTAATTCCTAATGAGCCGGCAATGGACTCTACCTATTTACCTATCTCATTAATGCCGATAACAGGAGAGCCAGCTAAAGAGCTTAGTGCTTATATTGGAACTTCACAGCCAGAAGTAGAAGAAGCTCCCGCAGAAGAAAAGAAGTTAACATCGGTTAACCAGCAAAAAGCGGTTAACATACAGCAAGCGTTACTTAAATTGGCTACTTTAACTAAGCAAAAGATCGGGGTTAAGTATAAAGATACATCAAAGAAATACTTTAAAAAGCAGACCGAAAATATATTAGAGAAATTAGACGAGCTGGATAAAGAGAAGAAGCTACAAATTAATGGGATAAAGGCTATCAATTTTGCTGAATTGTTTGATGATCCTGATGATTATGCTGCTTATCAAAAATCAATGGATAGTATATCGGTTAATTTAGCTCTTACTTCACTTTCCAATGTATCAGGGATAATGCAGGCCGAAGAGCCTACTAATCCGCTTGATAACCCTAAATTAAAAGATCAATTAGACAAATTGGGTAAGCGTATTAAAGGCATTAACGATACAACGCTTAATCAGTTAGATGCTTCATTGAACGAGGGATTATCGAATGGCGAGTCAATTACAGAGCTTAAAAACCGGGTTAAATCCGTAATGAAGAACCGGGAAGGGTGGGAGGCGGTAAGGATAGCTCGAACTGAAAGTGCCTACGCTTATGATCGGGGGGCTGTTTTTGGATATGACGAGGCAGGCGTTAAGTTTGTAGATGTTATTGGTTGCACAATGATTGAACCAGAGTGGGCGTGCGGAGCAACAAACGTACCAATAAGCGAAGCCTATAGCCTTGAATTTCATCCAAATCATACGGGAACGTTTGTGCCTTCGTTGGGTGCAATAGGATAAAAAGGGGGTAAATATGGGTTTAAAACCTTATCCAAACGAACATAGCGCAAGGATACGAGAGCCAGAAGACTTTGACGATAGCACTTTTAGAAGTAAAGACGTTGAAACCGGTATCAGAATAATAATCGGGAAACTTAAAGGTGCAACGGGTGAAGATGATCCAATGGTAATACAAGCATATCGATTTGATGACCAGAAATTTACAGTATCAGAAGCTAAGAAATGGTTAAAAGACCACGATATTAAATATATTAAATTTGAACCATCAACGGAAGCCTCGGAAGAGGAACAAATCGAAGAAGCAACGGAAGGAGAAAATAACATGGGAAATGAAAATATAAAGAAGTTTAATTGTGAGTGTATTGAGTGTGGGCATAAATTAGAAAGTGAGCAACATTGTAAAGATATTCTATGTCCTGAATGTGGCGGAGAAATGCGGAGGGCAGAACGTCCGGGAGAGGGTAGAACCGCAGACAAAATGCAGCATAAACAGTTTGCTATCAATGATTTTAAATCGGGCAAAATGGATGATGGCCGGGTATTTATTGAAGGGTATGCTAATACTAAAAACCGTGAGGATAGATACGGTGATGTGCCGACAGTGCTTTCAAAGAAACGGAATTATGTTTATGAACTACAAGAATTTGTTAAAAACCCTGTTTTATTACTAGATCACAATAATAGTACAGGTAATATTGCTGGTTCATTTAATCCTAAATATGGCGGGCATATTTATGAGGATGATATTGGTTTAAAGTTTAAAGCAGTATTTTCAGATAGTGATTATCCCCCCGTTAAACATGCACGCACAGTATATAACGAAGGTCATGGCCGAGCTTTATCTATAGGTGGGCAGTGGTTTTATGAAGATGAAAACAATCCTAAAAATTTAACTTTAGCCAAGATTTTCGAGGTTTCACTGGTGGGCGTTGGTGCTGATAGTGCAGCACTTACCCTTAAATCGCCGTATAGTGAGGGGCTTAACAAGAACGACAGTCATCAAGCGGGTTTACCCGAAGATGCAAAAGTCGGCAGAGTGCTTTCAAAAGCCAACGAAGGCAAAATAAGAAAGGCACAAGAAGCTCTAACCGAAGTCTTAGACGCTTTACAAAAAGAGGAGGAAAAACAATGTCAACAGAAACAAAAGACAAGGACATGGAAATTAACCTTGCGGAAAAAGAATTAAAAGATTTAATTTCCAGCTCTGTAAAAGAATTACTCGCTGAGAAGAAAGAACCGGAAACAAAAGAACCGGAGAAAAAAGAGGATAAAGCAACCTCGGAAGAAAATATCAAAAAGATGATCGAAGATGCTTTATCAAAGGTAACAACTGATAGCAAAATGCAATTCCCAAGTGTTGTTAAAGAACAAGGCGACAAAAAACGTTCTTTTGGTGAAATGTTATTAGGGGTAAAAACCAAAGACCCATATTTAACCAAGAAATATGATTTACAATTTAAAAAAGATGAGAAAGTATTGGTCGAAGGTGTCCCAAATCTTGGTGGATTTATTGTCCCGCCTGAATATTCAACTCAATTAATTGATTTAGTAACAAGTTTCTCAATTATTCGCCCTCTATGTTCAGTCGTGCCAATGTCAAGTAATGTGCTTTATATGCCAGTCGTAGATGGTGGGGGATCAGCATATTGGATCGATGAAAATGCGCAAAAAACCCCAAGCGACTTGAATTTCAAGCAATTAACACTTAACGCATATAAACTTTGTATGTTAATCAAAGTATCTGATGAATTACTTGCAGATAGTAACCCAGCCGTTGACTCAGTTTTAATGTCAATGTTTGCAAAAGTAATCGCAAATCAGGAAGATTTAGCCTTCTTGCAAGGTGCTGGCGTACCCGGTGATCCTATTACAGGGATTATTAACTCAGGTATCGTTAATATTCCATCGGGCGCAGCACTTGATTTTGATGATTGTTTTGATGCAATCGGTAGCGTATTAACCAACAATGGTAAAGATATTGATACCGTATTTGCACCTAGAGATCACACAACTTTGAGGAAACTTAAAGATGCTGCTGGTCAATATCTATGGGCGCCGGCTGCTGGCTCATCTCCTGAAACCATTGACGGAAGACCTGTCTATTATGATGGCAATATTCCTACCAATCTTGGTGCAGGTTTAAATGAGTCTTATGCAATAGTAGGTGATTTTAATTCTGCTTATATTGGTGATCGATCAGATATTACGATTACCGTCGGTTTAGATAATAACGATTTCTCATATGATAGAACTAGCTTTAGAGCGGTAAAACGAGTTGGGTTTGCGGTAGCAGATGCAACCAAATTCGCTCAAATTTCAGGTATTTTACCCTAGTTAATTAAGGGGTTGATCGCCCATAGTTGGCAGGGAGGTCATTTGGTAGTTTGGACAAAAACTAAACTACCAGTTTAAAAAAGGGAGGAAAAATAAAATGACGTCATATATGCAAGATTTGAAAGCATTTACATTTTGTGAATATTCAAAAAAAGGAATATTCGAGTTTCATGAGTCTGTAATCTTTATCCCTTCGGAAAAGGATAGTCAGATTGTTATTACTAACGTTATGGCAACATCGAGTATAGAGGGACAATGGTCAAATCCGGGTTATCTTGAAGTTTGGGGGAGTTATTATCCAAATGAAAGATTTTACGCTAATTGGACTAGAAGAGTAACCGTTGCAATTCCAGCCGGTACGAACACAGCAACAGTTGATAATGTTACCAATCTTAGCCCTTCTTCGATTGTTGCATTGCGTTGTGAAACAGATTGGACACGACAAGAATGGTTACAAGTTATTAATCTTGTTGGTAACACCTTAACTTTTGCAACAAATACAAGATATAACTATGGCGTGGGCGATGCAGTAATTGATATTTCATACCCGGAACATATACCGGTAAATAAACTTGATCCAATTAGGTCATCAACCAATTCACCGGTTGGCATGGTAGATATTCAAGGTGAAAATCTATATACCGCACCTATTAACTTACCATTAAAAGTGCGTATGTATGGAACAAATTCGTTACTTGTTGTTAGTGGGTATTGGAAAGATTCTGTTTAAAAAGGATGATCCTCTAAAAGAAATGGAAGAGTTAGAGCAAAGTGCAGCTCTTCCGTTTCTTGATGAGGACGATGGATTTCCGGGGTATACCAAAAAAGACGGTAAGCGAAATAAACGCTTAAAAATAAAGAAGAAAAAGGGGAAAAATAATGGCTGAATATCATGAAAGATGGCAGCATCCCTCAACGGAAAACGTTTTAAAGCCTAATCAAAGAATGTTAAGTATGCCGGTTGGTGGTAATATCTATGCTTTTACTTTCCCAGCTTATACTCGAAGAATACGAGTGCGTATGTTAGAAGGCGTAGGCTCACCGGGTTTTGATGTTAGTTATGAGCCAACAATGCCAAATTATGAGTCAATACCTTCGGCACAAGTTTTTCAGGAAGACGCAATTTATTGTCGGCATAATCGTACTATGTATTTTAGACCAACGGCTCCGGGGACTGCGCAAATTACTTTTTGGAATGAGTAAAAAATGGCAGAAGTCATTTTAAAGAAGAAGAAAAAAGAAATAAAACTTTCTCCTAGTGAGCATGAATTTATCTTATGGAATTTAAACAAAATTAATAGTCATAAACGTACCGCAGCTATTTTTTCTAAGCATTTTAGTGATTATCTTAATGAAGTTTTACGGAAGCATAACGAAATACCCGGAGATCATTGGGATTTTGACCCACAAAAGGGTGTAATTTTCGAAAAAGGAGTGCCGATCATTGGCAGTAACAGTAACGGCAATAAGCCCAAATAGTGAGAATAATTGCGGATTGGTTGAAGTTGTTATCACTGGTACAAACTATCAAACTGATCCGGCATTTAACGTTTATTTAATCAATGGTGCTGTAACCATTCAATGCGCTAACTTTACCATTGTTAGTGATACTTCAATTACTTGTGATTTTGACTTACATGGACAAATTGCGCAGGCTTATGATGTTGTAGTCGAAAGTTTATTAGGTGATGGAACTTTAGCCACCGGATTTACGATTACAACTAACAATAATTATTGCACTTATGTTGATGTTAAACGGTTTTGTCAGATTGATCGATCAAATCATAATAATGATGAGAAGATAAAGCAGCTTATCCCCCGTGCTTCTGAAATGATTGATATTAATACTAAAAGAGTTTGGAACCAGAGGGCTTTTTTAGAGATACACGATAGTGAAACGCAGACGATTGAGGAAACCCTTTTATTCCCTGAATATTATCCTATTGATAGTGTTATATCTTTATTAATAGATGGTGCTGCGCAAGTTGAAGGCACTAACTTTTGGGTATATCCCACTTATATTAAAGCCGCACAAGATTTTTCATCAGAACCGCAGGGAATAACTTTGAGTTATATTGCTGGAAATGTAATAGTACCTGATTTTATTAGGCAATTAGCAACTGAGATAACAGCTATTCTATCTAATTTAAAAACCGTTACTTATACGACTGAGGATGGCATTGATAAAGCAGTTATATTAACTACTTTCCCGGAATATATACAAGATACCTATAATAAATTTAGGAAGGTAGAGCTATGGTAGGGATTAATTTAATAGCTGAATTTGATCCTAATTTATCTACATTGATAAATCAATTGGAAAAATCGGATAGGAAAACCTTTGAAAATGTTGATAACGCTTTAAGAATTGCAGCACTTAATCTTAATAAAGACCTTAAAAATGCTAATCCAGCTAACACAGGTCATTCACGAAGAGGTTGGGGCGCTCCGAGGAGAATTGATAAAGCATCTTGGCTTGTTTCAAATAAAGTTAATTATGTTCCATATATTAAATATGGGATAACAAAACCTAGTCGTTATGTTGGCTCACCAAAGGGTGTAACGATAAGAGGCGGTAAACCATTTAAAGAAGTTATTGAACAGTCGTTTGATGCAATTCTTTCTGGACTAGAAAAAAATATCGGCAAAATTGTAGAGGAGTATTTTGCATGACAGTAAAAGGCGATATTCATTATGAGGTAATGCGAAGGTTAGAAGAAAACCCGGTTTTATCTGCCTATGTTAAAAATGTTTTTAATAGCAATTTTAATATGGACAGAATTGTATCGGGTGAAATGCCTTGTATTACTGTTCACCCAATAGGTGCTGATGAAGAATATGCAGACTTTCCAAAACGTAAGCAGGATTTTTATATATTGGAAATTAGAGGAATTATTGATATTAGAGATCGGAAACCATATAACAATAACGTTATGTTTGATGATCCCGCTAATAATTATATTGGTTTGTATACTTTTGAGGCCGATATAAAAAATGCTATTGAGAATTTGCCAGATGCTTCAGCGGATGATTTAAGTTTTAATAATACTGGTCATTATCCAACATTAAAAACAATTGCATATGAAAATATTGGGCAAAACGTATCTGCGCATGTTGTTATTGAATTGAAAGTACATAGCAGATACTTCTTTGTAGGTCAAAGATAAAAAGGGAGGTAAAAAAATGAAGATCAGATACATTGGCGAGAAAAATTGCACTATCAAATTAATTGATGGTGGGGAGATCGGGAATATAACGCCCGGTAAAGTAATTAATCTCCGGCCAAAAGATCATGCAAGTTTAATTGATTTAGCAAGCAGGACAAAAAAACCTGAATGGCAACCAGTAGAATAAAGGGGGAATAAAAAATGGTAAATTTAGGATATGACAGTTATTGGGGATTAGCAGTTGAAACAGTATGGGGCGCATACGATCATCCAACAATCTTTATCCCGTTTAAAACAGAAACTTTAAAGGGGGATATGGCTTGGATTGAAAGAAAATCAGAAATGAGATCGAGTCGGTTTGGCCATACGCCAGTGCAAGGAAGGCGAGCATATACCGGAGGCGTAACTTTTAATGGTTATCCTCATGTCATGGGTATTATTCTTGCTTCTTTCTTTGGTGATGCCGTATCTGATGTTATAACCTTCCCCGGCGTTGTAAGACACGAATATATTGCCGGGACTACTTGCGATCGCCAACTTTCACTGACATTAAGGAAAGGTTTAACCGATCCTCGTGATGGTTGTGGTTATAAAGTTAATGAATTAAATATGACACAGGATAATGAAAACCTGTTAGATGTTGAGATTAATGGAAGCGGTAAGCAAGAGGATGCCGGAGTAGCCGAGGTTGCAGTATTTACCGAAACATTCCCATTTGTCTTTTGGCAAGCAGCTTTGACGGCTAATGCAGGTGCGGTAACTTATTATTGTGATGATGTTGCTTTGAAATATAACCAAACGATTAAGCAAGATAATTGGAAAATCGGTGGCGGTCAAACTGTAATGAATCAGCCATTTAAAGATCGTCCATTATTCGGTGGAACATTTACAATTGACTTTGAAAATTGGGACGAATACGACAGATTTTATGATTTTGAAGATATGGCATTACGAGTTGTTTATACCTCTACTGAGGAGATTGTACCCGGTCAAGTTTATGAAATGATTATTGATATGCCTAAAGTAAGGTTTAAAAACAACATGCCAGAGGTCGGCTCTTCTGAATTAATGACGCAAACCATTGAATTTGAATGTTTTGCTGATAACGTATATGGCTACGATACGCCAATACACGTTTATTTATATGATGGTGAAGCTACTCACTAGGGGGTGAAATAAATGCTTCCTAGATGGGCAAAGGCGCTACAATGGTTGCTTAATTTGCTGACCATTGCTGGTGTCGCATATTTAGTCATAAAGTTTAATCTTTATACACCGCTAATGTTTGTGTCGTTAGGTTTATTGTTTCTTCATGTTCGTAATCTTCATTCAACTTTAGAGCGAATCCTTTTATTATTGTTAAAGCTGGAAGGCGATATAAATAATGGTAGATAAAGAAGTCAAATTAAGAATAAAGGCCGTTAAAGAGGGTAAGGGATTAGAGAATATTCAATCCGGCCTTAAAAAAGTAGAAGCACAAAGCAAAAAAACTGCGGCTACTGCTAAATCAGGCTTTAAATCAATGGGCGCTACTTGGATGGAGTTTGCCAAGGGGCTTTTAGCCGTTGAGGTATTTAAACAAGTTGGTAGAGCGATTGTTGGCTTTGCACAAGATTCAATAAAAGCATTTGAAAAGCAGGAACTAGCCGAAGCCAAATTAGCCGCAGGTATAAAAAATGTAGCCAATATGCTTGGTAAGCGAACAGATTTAATTAACGAAGATGTTATAGCATTAAAAGAACAAGCTGCGGCATTACAAAAAGTAACTGGATTTGCTGATGAGGAAATAACAAATGCTCAAGCTATGTTATCTACATTTGCCCTTCAAAAAGATGGGCTTGAGGCATTAACTCCACGTTTATTAGATATGGCTGCTGCGACTGCTAAATTATCAGGTCAAGAAGTTGATTTACAAAATATAGCGGTTGCTTTAGGTAAATCAATGACAATGGGGGCAGGGGCTTTAAGTAGATATGGTATCGTAATGAATGATGTTCAGCGAGAAGCATTTAATCTTGCTGAGGGCGAAGAAAAAGTAAATATTTTAACAGAGATATTAGATCAGAACTTTGCCGGATTTGCAGAGGCTTCGGGTAAAACAGCCGCCGGACAAATGCGAATAATAACGGCTGAAATTGGTGATTTACAGGAAGAAATCGGAGAAAAGTTATTACCTGTTTGGCTAAGTTTACAACGTGCATTTTTAAATCTAGTTAGAGTTGTTACTCCGCTTATTTTAAATCTTGCCTCTGTAATTGAGAAGGTATCCGGTGCTGTTGGCAATTTGGCCGGTAGATTTTCAGCAACAGCAAGTGTTATTAAATCAGAATTTACACCTGAAACAAACTCTGCTAGAGCCTCAATCATTAATTTTACTACTGCGGTAAATAAGGGTGCAAATGTAGCATTAAAAAGTTTTTGGAATTGGTTAAAAAATATTGCAAACGTTATTGCGAATGTTGTTGCTCCTGTAATAAACGAATGGAAAAAATCATTAGCTCCAATATTACAATTATTAGGCAAAGCTATCCCAGAGGAATGGAAACAGGGTTTTAATAGGATAAAAACAACATTTTCTAAAGCTAAAGCTGCATTTGTTGATTATGGCAAGGGAGTTAAGGAAACAAATACTAATGTTGTTAATTCGATGATAGCCGGGACAAACCTTGCTGCTGAAAACGCTAAAGCTAAAGCTATTGAAAAAGCTGCGATTGAAACAGCAAAGGCAAAAGAAACTGCGGATGAAAAGAAAAAGGTTCTTGAAGATTTTACTAAAGAATTTAATAAAGCCACAAAATCTAAGTCTGAATTAATGCAAATTGCATATGAGGAAGAGCTTGCATTATATGAAAAAAATGTTGAAGACGTGCTTATGCTTGCTGAATGGAAAGCCGTTAGAGAAAAAGAAATAGCCGCTCAGGTTGCTGAAGAAAAGAAATTAATTGATGGGGATTTACTTAAAACACAAGAAGATATTGCAACTGCGGGTGTTATCAGTGGATTAGAAGGCATAAAAAGTGAAATCTCAGCAAAAATTAAAGCATGGGGCGCAGAGCAAACAGCAAAAGCATTTGTTGAAGCACCTTTAACGGCTGGTGCAAGTTTAGCCAGTATTCCTCTTATTGCCGCAGCTACCGCAGCAGGATTAGCAGCCGTTAATGCAATTCAATTAGCCGAGGGTGGGATTGTAACAAAACCAACTAAGGCCATCATTGGTGAAGCTGGCGCCGAAGCTGTTATCCCACTTGAAAAAATGGGAAATATGGGTGGCACTGTAAATATAAACGTTGGCGCATTTATGGGGAAACCAGCCGATGCTTTTGCATTTGCCAAGATGGTTAAGACCAATATTAACAAAATTGATAGAAGGAATATAACTGTATGAAAATCTTTGGTAAAAATTATGTAGAAGATACATCACTTGTTAATGTTTCTAGTGGTGATGCAACCAAGGCAAATCTTTATGATAGAAACACTTCCTCACAATGGGCGAGTGTTGGCAGTAATGATTTGATTGGTGAAGCTGTATCAATTTGGTATCCCGCATTTAAAACTTTTGACCATATTTGTTTGAGAAACATAAACTTAGATAGTTATCGAATAATGTATTTTGATACTGGAATGGGTATGTGGGTAGATTTCTCACCAGTTATTTCGGTAACTGGAAATACTGACGAAAGCGTAATACATAGTTTTACCCAAATTACTACTACCAACGTTATATTAACTTCACAAACTACTTTCCCGGCTGATGATGAGAAACGTATTGGTGAGTTTATGTGTTATCAGGAATTAATTGACCTTGAAGACGAATGGTTGCCAGATACGCACGAACCGGTATATTACACAAAGAAACACGAACATGAAAAAGCAAATGGTGGCAATCTAATCATAATAGAAAATATGAATCCTAAATATCAAAATAATTGGGAATTTGAAACATTACCTGAAGATTTAGTCGATGATTTATATGATTTAAAACTTACGCATCAATCAGTTTGGGTACTTCCTGATGAAAACCAATTACTCGATCAATATTATGTTAATTGGGTAAATGATTTTAATTTTAAAAAGATTATTGCATGGACACCTGCGGGAACGAGATGTTATTCCGGGAACATAGAAGTTAAGGAAGTATAATAACATGGCACTTACTGATGAGATAAATAAAGATTATCAATATTGTTTTAAAACAGTTTCAATGAAACGCCGGTTATTAGTACCTATTGCTGGTGAATATTTTGAAACGGATTGGTTGGATGTTTCCGATTATGTACTTGATATTTCAGCAATAACTTGGAATATTGACGATGCGGAATTAAACGAATTTACGCAAGGTGATTTTACTTTAACCTTAGTTAGTCGATTACAAGAGTTTTCTCCTGAAACAAATCCCGGAAGTTTTTTTAGTGGTTATTTAACAAGGCATAAAACGAAGATAAAAATATCTGCTGGGTATACTGATATTGAAACGGGAACATCTTATTCTTACGATGTTGGTGTTGGTTTTATAAATGCTGACGAAATTAATATTGAATCTGATAGCACAATAACCATCCCTTGTATTAATCCTACTATGATTTTTGATGAGCAAACAGCAGAAGACATTAATGATGGAACCTTGGCGGGTGGAACAGTAACAACAGAAACGGATTTTAGATTAAGAGATGCGGCCGCAAGTTTTGATGAGCATTACATTGATTTAGAGGTAACAAATGTAACAACCGGAGAAAGCACAAAGATAACTAATTATGTAGATGGAACTCAATTAATGTTACAGGATGATATTTTTAGTCTTGGTGATGTTTATAGTTTTGAAGGACAAATACGTTGGTGGCGAAGTCAAACAATTACGCAATTAGTACAGAAATTATACGATTTACAAAAAGATACTAATTATGTTTTTCATCCATTTTTAGATGGGTCAAGTATTAGCCCCGGAAATGACATAACAGTTGATTTAGCAGACTTTACGGGAATGACTTGCCGAGAAGCATTAGGCAAGCTAGCCGAGATAAGTAATTCATGTTGGTATATTAATGGTGATTGGGAATTAGTATTTAGGGATAGGGAGCCAGCCGGGGCGAGTGTTTATTCCTTTACCAATCAAGGTATGTATGTAAATATTCTTGGGGCATCTGCTTATAATGATGGATTAAAAAAGGTTAAGAATCGAGCTACATGGAAAGATACGCTCCCATTATTAATCGTTGAAGAAACTGGCTGGCAAATAGGGGATGATTCTTCTTCTTGGAAATATGGTGTTCGTGAATATGAATTTGATAATCCTTTTATAACAGATAGCACTTTGCAAACAACTATTTGCACTGCATTTTTGCAAGAATTTTCAATATCAAGAGAAGAAATAATATTACATACAAAATTTATTCCGCACTTAGAATTACTTGATCCTGTAACGGTAACTTATGTGGGGGTAGCAGCTAAGAATCCGGGTTATTTTTGGAATAAATTTTATTGGAATAAAGGATATTGGACAGGTCGAATAGGGGGGATTCAAATACAAGAAAGAGCAATGAAAATAATTAAACTTGTATATAACGTCATGGATTTTACGTGTGATTTTAAAATGAGAGGGGTGTAAACATATGGTTTGGACAAATATACAAAATGATCCTTGTGATGGGACTTGGCCAGCAGATGCAACTCAAGTTATGGGAAATTTTCAATATAGATTGCAACATGTTCTACCTCTTGATGCAACCGGGGCTGAAACAGATAGTACCTATAATTTAGGTAGCAATCTTTTTCGTTGGGATACGCTATATTGCAATTCCATCGATTTGGGTGGATCAGTAACACAATATTATGCTATTGCGGGTAATGAATTTAGAGGCGCAAAAGAGGGTGATAATTCTTATCACGACAATGCGTATGGTTATTCTTATATACAAGCAGGTGAACATGAATTAGTTGCGCCACTTCATTTGCCACATGGGGCAGTTATGACTCAAGGTTATTTCAAAGCCTATATAGCGGCTGTTCCGGGGCCTGTATCTTTCTATATGTATTCTAAGCCTATTGCTTCTGCTTACAATGTATTGGGAACACTTTTGGATTGGGGGACAACTGATCCATTGCTTACTGGAGAATTAACCGTAACATTAAATCCTGTCCCGGCAACAATTGATAATGCTAATAATTATTATTATTGCAGAGTTAATACTCAATACCCCGCCAATAGAATTGAAGGCGGAATAATTACTTATACAACGACAATTTTTTAATTAAAGGAGATTTTATGAGTGAAGGTAATGGATTTATAGAGGGGCTAAAGAGTGGTAATGGTTGTGGATATGGAGCGGTAAGCAGAGAAAAAATAAATGATCTTGAGAATAATGTTTTTAATGGATTTAAAGATATGAAAGGAGCCTTAAAAGAACTCAATAATAAACTTTTTATAATGGTTATTATTGGTATTACGCTTTCTTTCTTGTCAGGTATAAATGTATGGGAAAGCATAATAAAGCTAGTAGTTAAATGAGTAAAAACGTATTAGAAAATTTACATAAAGATTTTTGTATTGTTGATCGTAAAGCATTAAAGGCTTTACACGATGAGCTAGTAAAAATCCGTAAATGGCAAGAGCGAGCATTAAAAATAATTAGGCATTTAAAAAAACTAATAAAGGGGTTAAGATGCAAAATTACAGCCAAAAAAACGAAAAATGGAAAAACAAAAAAATAGGGAAAACTAATCTAACACTCGGTGAGATTGGTTGTTTTGTTACAGCTTTGGCTATTATGGATGGTCGAACTCCTGATGTTATACTTGATCTTTTAAATGAAGGTAATGCGTTTAATGACAATGGTTTATTATTTCCTGATGTTGCAGCTAAGATTTTAAGGTTTAGTTATTGTGGAGAAACGCATAATCAACAAAAAGTAGGGATGCCTTGTATTGCAGAAACAAATTATTATGTAGATAAAGGAGTCCCGCAACATTTCTTTGTATGGCTTGGTGATGGATTAATAATTGATCCTATTGATGGGCAAACCAAAGGGAATTGTTACCCAATAGTTACCTTTAGATTGTTTGCGAAAAAAGAGGAAGTTAAAAAAGCAGAGCCTAAGAAGATAGAGCCACTTATTAATCCCCCGGATTTTGGAAAATGTCTTGAAGATAAAGAACCTAGAAATAAACCAATAACCGCAAAAACATTAGAGCAAAGTTTTACCTTTTGGGAGCATATAAAAGTTTGGCTTGAGAGATTCCGAGATAGTTTATTCCATAAATATTTTGAAAAAAGGGGGTGGAATTAATGGATTTCATTAAAAAGTTTTTAAGTAGAAAATTAATTGTTGTAGTGGCTGGCGCAGTTTATTTTATTGGTAACGGGGATGTTAATCAAGCAGTAGCATTGATATTAGGATATATTGCAGTTGAAGGTGGTATCGATTTAGCCAAGACAATTAAAACAAAGGCATAAACAATGCCGTCCTATTCAATTATTTGGTCACCAAACATATAACTTATTTTAGTATAGGGCTAAAATAAAGGGTAGGGCGGCTTATTTTATATAGCCTATCAATTCATCTACAGAAAGTTTGAAGTGATAGGCTAATTTGACGATTGTTTGGATATAAGGCTTTGATCTCCGGCCTTCTTCGAGAGATTGATAGGTATATATGGACATATTAAGCTCCCAAGCCATCTCTTGTTGGGTATAACCCTTATCCCGCCTCAATAACTTTAATTTAAGCCCTAGATATAAAGGATTATATTGCATTTATCCACACCTCACTTGTACGGTCGTATAATGCTACGTGTACACCTTTACTATGTTTTAAGACTTGAGAAGGGCATATTTTCCGTACGCTAAGTTGATAACTCGTACAATTGTACAGATAACCCATGTTTAATTACCTCCAATCGAATTTTTACTAATCTACCACCAAAAGTGCTAATGTCCTAATCGTCACCGTTACGAATTTTACCCCTTTACTTATTAACACCTAACGTCGCATAATATACAGCTTGGGCAATAATTCTGTACGGATTAACTTGACATAATTATTTTTCTTTCTTTTCCAGCTTAGATATTTGCATAAAGTTTTTTTTAGTGGCTGAATATAGGTAGATTAATGTTGCTAATGGAATTGATCCCCCAACTATTAAAACTATTAGATTAAAGGGTTTTTCCCAATGAGAAATAAATAATTCTTTATATTCTGTCATTTGAATTAAGGGTAAAAAGAGTAATAATATTATTGCAAATGTTATTAAAAATAATATAAATATCCATTGAATGTTTCTGTAAAGAGTAAATAGGCGGTCGGTAATCATACTAAATATTTTGAAAGTATCGTTAAATGTATCTTGGCAATTTTTGTCTACTGTTTTTAGTTTCTCTTCAAGTTTTGTCATTTTTTTCTTTTCCTTTTAGGTATTTTTATTCTTTCAACAACATGAGTATCTTTGTATTTTCGAGCTTTTTCTACGGTTGTAAATCGACCGGTTACGGCGCTTCTTCCTTTTAATATTGCCTTCCTTTTCTTTGCCATTATTCCTTCCCCCTTTATTTAATACTCAACATGATGCGTTAAATTCATGCTTGGTAAAGATTTTGTTTCGATATCTATATCAATCACGCCATTAAATTTCTTTTTGCATCTATCATAATAAGCAGGGCAGAGCTTACAAGTAGCAGTTTTGCATACCCTTCGGTTACTATCATAGAGCATACATTCTAATGCCCAATGAAGATAATGGATTGTAATAGCATGATCGTTGACATAAACAAAAGCACCTTTCCATTGCCAAATACGAGCAAGCATTACACCAAGATCGGGGCATTTATCTTTGTTGTAAATAAAAACTATCTTTTTTTCTTCTTCTTTATATTCTGAGGCTGTATCTTTCCCGAACTCAATTACAGCATCATAGTTTTTAGATTTACTTGGATAAATTTCGACCTTAGCTTGCCAAGTCATTTATAAAGCCTTTTCTAGGTCTTTGTCTTCCTTTTTATCAACTTCTTTTGCAATTGGCCTATATCTATATATTAAAGTCCAAAGAGTTGCATCATTGTAGCTTTCAGGATCGGTGGATATAGAAATTCTGCCTGTGACATTATCATCCTTGAAATCAGTATAATGCCAAGCGGTTCCTTGCCCTAAAGCATAAGAAAATAATGAGTTAGATAAATAATCCGGGAAATGTTCGCTTCTTGTACATTCATACTTTTTGCTCAAAGCAGTAACAATTTGATTATATTCTGCTTTCGCCATTTTCCCATATGGATCATTGGGGTTATCTTTACTTGTAACTACGATTCCCCATAAACGGTTTTCATTAAAAAACACAAAAGATGAAGATACTTCGGAAAGAGGAAAAGAATATTTTTCTACTTTATACATAATACTTTTTGTTTCTTTTAATTCAGCTCTATGTGTTAATTTACATATTTTAGATACTTCTGCATGAGAGGCTCCAAATGTAAAACCTAATGCCTTTACAGGCTCAGTTTCAGCAAGTGCAGGGCTAGCGATAAACAACAACATCAATCCGATTAATAGTTTTTTCATGTTTTTATCCTTCCATTATTATATATGGTTGCGAAACTCGTCCAACCGGGGCAGGGGAATTGAACGAATTACTCAACCATGTTTAATTGAGCTACTACTTGTCCGATAATTGTTACACCGGAACCACAAGGAATATCCTTGAACTTACGATTATCGGATTTTAGTATGTAACCTTTTTTGGTTTTAACCAGTCTTTTGAGTACGGCATCTTCATCATGGTTTATTCTAGCCACAATTACCTTGCCGACTAAATCTTTATAGTCTTCATGGACACGGACGTAAATTAATTCGCCGTTTTTTAATGTGGGTTCCATAGATGACCCATCTACGACGAGTGCAAAGGCTTTGCCTTTTTTGAGTTTGTACATTTTTGCCACCTCGTCTGGTATTGGTATCCAGTCGAGTATCTCGTCATAGATTCCTTTTTCTACCCCAGCGGAGCATGATCCCAATAGGGGAATATGTAGTGATTTGCTGGTAAGTGTGGCGGGGCGGATATTAGCAGGGAGCGTATCTAATAAAAGATTTAATTTTTTTTGTACTTTAATTCCAATTAAATCTTTTAAAGAAAGTTTAGAGATATGAGCAAATTTTGTTAAAAGTTTTTCCCCAGCTTGTCTTTTTCCCTGTTCAATCATTGCGACAGTATTATCTCTGACTTTTAATTTAGCTGCTAACTCAGTCTGAGTAAGCCCATTTTCTTTTCTATATTTTTTAAATATTTCAGCAATATTGTTTTTCATAAAGCCCTCAAAAAAACCTTAAAAATACTTGACGCCTATACCAATTATATGTATACTTATTTTCGGTAATCAATATTTTGTTATAGTATCCAAAGTTTTTTTTATAGGCTGAGTTAGAGCCTAGAACCTTGAAAAATTGAATTGAAAACTGGCAGGAAGGGGATTTATTCACTTTTTACTTAAATAAAGAAGTGAAAAACTTTACCCTTAGTGGGAAAGATTTTCTTACCATTACGTATTATGTAACGGCAAAATATTTCAATTCCCTTTTTAGGGCTTGAATCCTTTTTAGCTCTTTTATTAGAACTAGAAGAATTCTGCTTACTGTCGGCCATCTTAAACACCTCCTTTCGTATGGATTTAACCGCCAACTCTTCCCCCCGAACTATATTTTTATAGATCGGAGGGGGTTGACAATAGATAAATCCTGAAAGAAGGGTCAAATGGCCGGCGTTTACCCACAACCCACCAGATTTTTATTCATTTTTCAAAGATCAAATTCGGAGAGTCCGGTATGAAAATCAATAATTCAACTAAACTTAATCACCTCGGGGAAGATTCCTATACCGGACTCCACCCGAGGTTTTATTTTACTAGAGGGGGTGTGGTTATACAAGGTGCTATTTCAATATTTTTTTGCCCTCAGTATCACCATAGATCACCACACCATAACCATATATCACCAGAAGGGAGGTTTTTCGCATGACAGAGGAAAATATTCAGCTAAATCTAGTATTTGAGAAACCCGCCCATGAAACCATTAAAGAGGCAATTATAGCAGCGGTATCTAATAGTGGAATGTCGCAAAGAGCGGTAGCTGCCGAATTAGACTACAGCCCTCAAGAGTTTCATCGTATTTTAAGCTCAGAAGAGTATCGATACTTCCCGGTAGAGAAACTACCCAAATTATTGGAGATTACCGGAGATTATACCCCGCTATATTGGCTAGTTAATAAATTCCTAATGCCCTTACAGGACGCACGAGAGCAACAATTCCAAGAGTTTCTAAAGGCTATGCCAAAGATCGAGAAGTTATTAAAGACCATTAAAAAAGGAAAGGGGGTGGGCTAATGAAGAAGATAGCATTTTTTTGTAAGGCTAGAGATTTGAAGACGAGGCTCGCTGAAATTATTAAAGGATCGGAGGCAAAACAATGGGCGTAATGAAAAAGATTTATACAGATTTGAACGAGTGGAGATATGACACAGCAATTGGGATGGCTACGGAGCAGGCAGAAATGGATACAGAGGAAGAGAACGTACAAAAGAATATTAAGTTTTTGTTGACTAAATAAACATTGAGAAGCTGGCCTATTAAGACCAGAGCCAGCCTCTCAGGGGAGATTATAACATGAGAAATAAAAATTATGACCATATTCATTTTTGCGGAAAGTGTGGAGCAGAAGTAGAAAATCTTTATGACAGTGCGTATGTGGCTGTAGTTTTCATGCCGGCCATGTTTAAAGATGTTGATAAAAAAAGCTATACGATTTGTGAGAAATGTTGGAAAGAAAGTATAGGTAAATTGAAATATGCAATGGAAGATGAGCCACAAACTGCAATCGTAAATGAAAATCAACTCAAGCTATTTAAAAAACGAGAGGGGGTGAAATGCAATGTCTAAAGTCTTATCCAAAGAAGAAATGCTCGAATTAGGAGATAAATCATCACAATATTTGAAACTTATCGATAATGAGCCTCAAGAGCTTACCTATATGGGATGCCTAGGGCAATTTGACGGTATGTATAACGGCAATCCTCAATTGAATAAAGATGGTTCTCCTAGAAAAGTATTTAGGTATAAGTTTTTAAGCTCTTACGGTACTGAGAAAATTTACGATAACGGGAAATTAAATCTATTCGATGAGTTTTCAAAGCTAGAACCTAATACAAAGATTAAGTTAACTAAATGGAAAGATGCAGGAAAGAATAAGTTTAAGGTGGAAATAATATAAATACATAGGGGCTGGTAGCAAGATTTTTTAATCACTTTCTTTAATCCCTACCAGCCCCGAGAAAAAGGTTGCCGGTGGAATACAGACTAGATTATTTAAAATTATGGGGAAAGTTTTATAACCAAAACCCTAACATGTTATGGGTAACAAAATGGAAAACTAGACTTTGTGCATTTATAAAACAGTATTTCGATTTTGTACTTAATACCGATGAGGGAGGGCTTAATGGTTGGGTAGGAGTATTTAATAAACTCCCCGATTTTGAAACTCTTCGCAGATCAGATCAAGAATACCGCAAGAAAAATAGTCAATTATTCCCCGAAAGCTCAAAACGAACATGGCGTAATCAAGCGACTTTATGGAAAAAGCCAGATGACAGAAAGGCGAGGTTTGAAGGATGAAATATAAGAAAAAAAATATTCCATATAAATTGAGATTAGCTGTTGCTCAAAGAGATAAAGGTATTTGCCAGCATTGTGGAATACAGGGTAATTTTGAAAGTGGATTTGTTTATCATCCAACAAACACTTATATGATTAATTGGTCAAAAGATAATAAAGAATCTTTTGAAGTCGATCATATAATGCCGGAATATCTTGGCGGGAAAACTACTTTAAATAACCTTCAATTATTATGCAAATCATGTAATGCAGCAAAGGGGGCAAAATATGCGGGGTAGGAGAATGTTGCATAAAAACATATGTTTAAGCGAAAAGATGAATTTGATTTCGTGGTTCGAACAGGTGTTATGGATTCGGATTTTGGTCAATTCCGATGACTATGGATTGTGTTTTAGTGCCTCCGGCACCATAGATGAATTGTGTTTCCCGACAAAAAACGTGGGGATGAATAACATTTCTAGGGGGGTAAGGCACCTTGTGAAGGTCGGACTTTTAGAATCATTGACCGATAAACATGGTAGGGTGATTTTAAGAATTGCTGGTTTTGAAAAGTACCAAAATTTGCGTAATGACTATAAAAAACGTACATATTTTGAAGATACAGGCTTTGATTTCTGTAACGAAACCCGTACGGATGGCGTAACGAAACCCGAACGAAACTCTCCCTCTGAAGTAGAAGTAGAAGTTAAAGTAGAAGTAGAAGGGGAAGCTGAACGGATCGGAACACCCCCTGTGGATAACTTTAAAAAAGAGGGACTCGAACCAACAAAAAATTCTTATTTAATCACTCTTTATAAATCCCAAAATAGGAATTTGCTAACTGCCTATCCTAACCACCTTAAAAAGTTTGTACATGCTTTAGAGGTGGCGGTTGGGGATGGGTGGTCGAGGCCGGAGGTGGAGAAAAGGCTTTATGAAATTGCGGGTAAGGATATACCACCTTGGGAAATCTTTAAAAGAAAGGAAGGGGATATAAATTGGAACAAGTTGCTTTCGGAATCGAATTAGAACGGTTAGGACAGAATTTTGGGGTGCGAGGAAAGATTTTAGAAGATAAGGCTAAATTGCTTTGGGATGAATTTAAAGGTGTACCTTATGACGTTTGGAAATTAACTTGTAAAAATTTACTGGAGAATGAGGATCGATTTCCTACTATCAAAAAATTCAAAGAAGCATTGAGGGGCGCTTCAATGAATTTGAAATATAGACAAAAACCCACTAGAGAAATAACTATTTGTGAAAAATGTGAAGGGAGTGGATATTTAAGCACTGTAAAAGTTAATAACGATAGGGTGTTGGGTGAATATCTTTTTAGATGTGATTGTGAAAATGGTGCTTATCGAGAACGGGAATTACTTGTATGGCATGACAAGTTTAAAAATATGGGGCATGTCTTAAGGGTTGAATATTTTGAATTTGATGCAGAAGGATTTTTAAAAGAGCTAGAAGAAACTAAAAAAGAGCTTATTGATCCGAAAGGGATTGTTGAAAAGGTTATTAAAATTTTTGATGGAAAGGTTGTGGAATGATGAGTTTAGAATTTTTAGCGCAGTTATGGCGGATTAGTAGAGATCATGAGGATGAAACAAAAATCACTTTTTTATGTGATCCAAGGCAATTGCAAAAAGTTTTAAGTATTCCGGCTCAAACTTTATTAAGAATAAAAGTTGTGATTGAAGAGGAAGGAGTCGAATCATGAAGGGTGTAATTTTAGCAGGTGGTACAGGCTCAAGACTTTTTCCTTTAACTAAGGTTACGAATAAACATTTATTGCCGGTTGGGAATAAACCAATGATTTTTTATCCGTTAGAAAAATTAGTTGAAGCCGGGATTGAAGATATTTTAATTATTACTGGTACTGAACATATTGGCGATTTTATGGAGCTTTTAGGCAGCGGTAGGGTTTATGGAGCTAATCTAACTTACAAAGTACAAGATGAATCCGGCGGGATAGCACAGGCGTTAGCTTTAGCCGAGGCTTTTGCTAATGGTGAAAAGATTGTTGTAATTCTTGGTGATAACGTTTTTGATGATGATTTATTTGAAATTGTTGAATTATTTGAAAGGCAAGCCAGTGGTGCATTAGTTTTGGTTAAAGAAGTTGAAGACCCAAAACGATTTGGCGTAGTTGAATTTGATGACAAATTGAAACTTCTTGGCATAGAAGAAAAGCCAGAAAACCCTAAAAGCAATTTTATTATTACGGGTATTTATTTTTATGACCAACGAGTATTTGAAATTATAAAAACTTTAGAACCTTCTGAAAGAGGAGAACTTGAAATTTCTGATGTTAATAAAGTTTATTTAGAAAAAGGATTATTACAGTGTGCGCCTTTAATGAATTATTGGACTGACGCAGGGACATTTAAATCATTGCATAAGGCTAATCAATTAGTGCGAGGTGAGAAATGAAATTATTAGTAACGGGTGGACTAGGTTTTATCGGGAGTAATTTTATTAAGCATATGATAACCAGTTATCCCGATATTGAAATTATAAATTTTGATTATAGAACTTATGCAGCAAATGATATTGAATTTCCATCAAATAAAGTGGCGAATTTTACTGTTGATATTAGCGATTGGACATTTCTTGATCTAATGGCGGATAGCCTTAAATTTAAAAATGGAGATATAGATTGCGTTATAAATTTTGCGGCTGAAACCCATGTTGATAATTCAATCCAAAATGCTGATAAATTTATCAAGTCAAATATTTATGGGGTTTATAACTTACTTAAACTTGTTAGGAATTTTAACATTAAAAAGTTTATTCAAATTTCCACCGATGAAGTTTATGGCAGCGTAAAAACTAAAGTTTGCAAAGAAACTGCTAATTTTAAACCAAGCTCCCCATATAGCGCATCAAAAGCTAGCGCTGAAATGCTTTGTATGGCTTATCGAAAGACTTATGATTTGCCGATAATTATTACCCGGGCATGTAATAACTATGGGCAGTTTCAGCATGAGGAAAAATTTATACCAACGGTAATAAGAAATGCTTTGCAAGATAAAAAGATACCTCTTTATGGCAACGGTGAAAATATTAGGGAATGGCTTCATGTAATTGATAATTGCCGGGCTATTGAGAAAGTTTTATTGAAAGGGAAAATTGGAGAAATTTATAATGTTGGTTCCGGTGAACGGCATCAAAATATCCAAATGATTGAAGATATATTACAACTTATGGGTAAAAGCTATGACCTAGTTGAAACGGTAACAGATAGAGCCGGGCATGATCTTAGATATGCGATTGACTCAACGAAAATTAAACGTTTAGGCTGGTATCCAAAAATCCAACTGGAAGAAGGATTAAAAGAAACCATTGAATATTATAAAGGAAAAATATAATGCAATATTTTGCTGATTGTTTATTTGATTGGTTACTAAAAACAAAAGTAATAAATGAAGCACAATTTAAAGAGTTGCATATTTTATTAACAGAAGAAGTAAAAAAAGAATTTCAATCAATAGAAAAAGAAAAAAAACGACCGTGGTGGCAAAAAATATTATAAAAGAAAACCATAAACAACGACAGTTTAAAGGCTGTATTTGGCAGCAAGAGCGATCGCAGGAAAGTATCCGGTATCGCAAGCAAAAAGAATGGTTAGTTAGTAAAACTGAAATGCCGATAGAAAGGGGAGGATTGCCATTAGTAAACATATTAAGAAAAATAAGAGAGAGTTTAGTTGTTGGAATTGGTTTGCTGAAAACTGGAAACAATTAATTATTACCGGGTTGGCTCTTAATTTTGCTTCAATGGCAATCTTTTGGGCTGTGATGACAGTAGTTTTAATACAGGCAGACCTAAACCTTGAAGCGGTTTTAAACTTAAAACAACGAGTGGCAATAGTAGAAAAGATACAGACTAATTTGGCAAAGATTGTTTATAAAGGAGCCACGCCATGAGTAAGAAGAAGAAAAAAAAGAAAAAGAAAAAAAAGATAACTAAGCACGTTCATCTAGTTTGGGATGAAGATGTTTTATTTAATCATGCGTTTGCAACAAAATCTGGTAAGGAAATGAGGATTTTGATTTGGAGGAGGTAGAAGAATGAACTACATAGCAGTAAGTAAGTTGAAGGAGGTTAAGAAGTGACAATGGCGCTTAAAAAAGAAAAAGATATACAAAAAGAAATATCGGATTACTTACAGCTTAAGGGTTGGGTTGTTGTAAAGATCAATAATGTAGGGATTAAAAAACCAAACGGGCATTATATCCCACCTCGTCAATTAGGGATTAGTGATTTGTTATGTTGCCGAGGAATTGACGGTAAATTTATAGCGATTGAA